ATGACGAACTGGAGGCGCTCGATCATGCACTTGGTCAACGAATCCCCATCGGCGGTCGACTTCATCTTCGAACTCCTTCGCTGTCCAGCCGGACGCCCACAAGACGCCCTTCCATTCTTTTTCAAACTCCGCATCCGTCATCAGTCCGTCTGCTAACCTCTGCGTCAGTTCATCTTGGAGTGAAGAGATGTCATCGTATGTCATCGACCGCCCGCCTACGGGCGGGTGCAGAGGCATGTTCCTTCGGACAGAAATGACGTGTTCCCTGATCACGTACCTGAGCAGTGCATTCGCCTTCACTAGCTTAAATAGCAACGACCCCCGAAATTGGAGGTCATTGGTTTCAGGTGATGTGAGAACTTCGAAGCGAAGGCGCCTGATTTAGATTTTGTCAGAGTCTCTTTGCGTCTTGCAAAATTCTACGAATTGCATCTAAAGTGTCAGTATCATTTGCATCAAAATGATCATCATTCATTGCACTAATAATTCTGCGCAAAATAGCAGAATCATCCTTATGTGGATTATCCTTATGTGGATTATGAGTTTTCCTCATATCATTGAGTTCACTTTTGTGAGACTTGTCAGGCTTTGCAAAATGCCCACCTTGTGAAAGCTCTTCTCGGATGATCGCCTGTAACTGTGATTTTCGTAGTTTCATTTTCTCACCACGTTCCGTTCAATTCATCCATGATGTCTTGTATGATGACAGCGACTACGTTTTCGGCCTGTAAAACGCTGTGTTCAAGCTCTTTCAGTTCTTCTTCCTCCTCTTCACACAGCATGCGTGCCTGATTGAGCAATTCATCAGCCTCCTGAAGCAATGAGAGAAGCTTATCTCGACCAGTGGGTTCTTGGCCTGTCTCCATTTCTTCTGCCTCGATGACGGGTTCAGGTGATCCTGCGGGCCTGTGTTGGATCGCTTCTGCGATGACGCTGCGAAGTTGCTTTTGTGTTAGCTTCATGAGTGTTAAGTATTGCGCACCAAGTGTAGTGAAGCACTTCCTCTCACAGGTGGAGGGCACGTACACGCTGCCTTTCCTTCGATGAGATCCCAGACGTTGATGTCAGGATCAGAACGAGGACAGTCGGAGTCGTGCTTTTTGTACTTTGGACGCTTTTTCATAATGGCATCACATATACGTTATTGGGACACCCGTAAATACGAAATGCATTTCTCTGCTTAGCAACTTCTTTTTCCGAAATGCCATTTTTTGAATCAGCTCGAATGCTAAAGCGATCAACACGTTGAGATCCAATCACCCACCAAAATCGATTCGGCGTAACACCAATCTTTTCATAACCAACTTTTTCATACGACTTTCCGGTGCCATGACGTAAATCAACATACGTCAAAATACGAACATACCCATTTTGTTTTGCCCAACTTACTGCATGTTTTGTCAGACGTCCAAGGGCACCTGGAATTGATGTGTTTAGCAATGAACAAGACCTTGCAAGTTCAATTGAGCCTTGATATTTCTTTCTCACGTTCATTCCTAGTGCTCGCAAAGAGATCGCAGCGACAAGAACGCCTGACACATCAAATAATCCCCACGAGATCTTCGCTTTTACATCACCATCAATGTGATTTTTTACAAAAAACTCTCGCCGCGTTTTCGTGTCCAGTTCTTGAATTTTACATTTTCGAGCGCCCGTGACATGTGAACACTGACCTAATCTGCTTCGAACCATTGATTCAATGATTGGACGCTTATCGCGCCATTCATCAGAAAAAATATGCATTAGTGTGACACCTTTTTCACTGCAATTTTTTGTCTTATTTGAATGAAAATCTTTTGTTTTGAATTCAGAACTATGATGTTTCAATCCGTTAAATTCAATTCCAAACATCTGTTCTGGCACGAACACATCAATTTGATGAGGTGAAATAACATCATATGTTCCTGAATCGACTTGCTCAGTCGGCAACAAAGATTTCACAAATTCAAAAACTTGAAGCTCTGGGTATGATGTTGAATTCTTTGGATGACAAATGAAACACACTGGCGTTTCTTCAAGCATTGCAAGACTTTTTGTTACTTCGCTATCACATGTTTTGCAACGAAACGTCAATCTTCTTACACGACGACCCGTATATTCTTCCAAGGGAGTCACAAGTTCAAAATCGTCATCATGAATAGAAAAACGTTTGACTAATTCGTTAAGTTTGATTCGATTTCCAGCATCGGGTGAATTATATCGTTCAGACATTTTACGTGCTGCTTCAGCAATTCGAACATCTGTTTCTTTTGTTAGACCATCTGTCCAACTTTTAATTCTTCCAGATGCATAACTTTCTATGTGCGTCTTTGATGCCTGAAGGAGCGAAGGATGATCATCCTTCGTATGACCCAATTGCCACTTCTTGTATTTTCCAGACGTATAGCCATCACGAAGTGTCTTTGACGTTTTTTTCGCCATCTCTGCAATCATCTCGTTTGTTTGAGCAGTTTGTCCATCATTCCAAACTTTCATATTGCCAGATTTGTACGCTTCAGTCCTATTTTTTGCCAATTGTTTTGCAACAACGGGATCTCCAAATGCAGTGTACACTCGGGCATTATGTCCTCGAGCATACTTTGACGTAAAACCCTTCTTCCATCCCGCCCAAGGAAGTCTTATTTGACATTCATTCGAACAGTTACACGTTGGATGTTGTTTCCCGTCAAGGTATAATTCAATATTGTCTTTTTCACCACTGATTCCATGAATATCAGCAAGATGATCAAGGAATTTCGCCTCTTGTCCAAAGTCAAATTCACATTTCGGACACTTTACACGACTGTAGGCCATGATATATCATACCACGACCTACAAAGTTGTATAACCCTGTTTGGATTATTGTTTCAAACTAGAATTGGACGCTTTTTCATTTTGCTGCGTGCTCACAATCATGGCACTTTTCACAGAGGACGATACCTGAGATGTCATTCTGGACATGGTAGTTGGCGACCCATTTGGCATATGCCTGGTGCGTTGCGAAGTCTTCGGTGACGTCGCCCAACATTTCGCGGGCCTTCTGCAAGATCTGGGCGAACCTCTCTTTGTCATGGTGAACGCAGAGATCGCTCTTCGAGCCGCAACTTTGACAGGTGAAGCCTGACGCTAACAACTTCGGGTACGTCCACACGTTGAACACGTAGGAACGAGAGAGTGATTGGACGGAGGAGACGCCGCCTCTCCATTGAGAGTGCTCTTTACCATAAAGAGTTCTAATTGTTCCATTGAGTCGATCTGCTGTCATCTTTTCTGAACGAGCTTTTCGTTCAAGTGGATTTGACATGATCGTAACACGTCCTTTGTCTCCATAAGCTTCAATACGTTCGTCAGTTTCTTTTGTTTCACCTTTGTTCCATGCGACCCATTCACCTGCTACGATCTGTTCACGACGTTTGTCTTGACTCTTCGCTAGTGCAGTCTTATTGTGTCCCCAATTGTTGTTGACACGAGATTGATGACCACGAATGAATTCGACATATCCTCTGTCATAATCGTAGTACTTGGGAGTCCCATTACAACCGCACTTACACGTTGGTACGACACCATTATATCGCTCTTCAACAAGTTTTAGTCGCATGATCTCAGCGAATTGTTGTGATGTGCCGTGTTTATTTCGAAAGTGAAGAGAAACAGCGGTGTAACTCTTGAAGACTACATTACAAGTAGGACATTGCATAAATTAACAATACAATACGACAATGCTATGTGCATAATTTACAGATTAAACAAAGAAAGGCCAAAAAGGCCTTTCTTTTCAAGCAAATAGCTTGTCGAATCGCAATCTCAAAATTGTAAAACCGCGTTATCAAATCTAAGAGTTAATGAAATCTCCGCAGGGGTCCCATCTTCATAGGTTAACTCACCGAAGTTTGCTTCGGTGATAAAGGCACCCTTTATATCCCAAAGCTCGATCACGGTCCCGACCGGGTCCAAGAGCTTGAGCTGTGTGTCGCGCTTGTAAAAGTCTGCATAGCCTGCTCGACCTGAGACTGACTCAAAGTGCGTGCGGACCCATTCCATGACCTGTTGGGCGCCTGAAGGTGCGATCGGATCGTGCAGTGTGATTGCGATCGTTCCGAAAGATGTCTTTCCTGCGATGTAACGCCTGCTGTTGATGAATGGAATCTCGACCTCTTCAGTCGTGATCGTCGGTCGTGCGACAGTCTTAATGATGTAGGCATCAATGCCTTCGATCATGAGGACCCATCGATTTTTTTTCTTGGGCTCAAACTTATTCGGTAGCATTGAAGTAACATCAAGCGTTTCTGCTGGCATATGTTTGTTCCTTTAAATCAGTCTGTGTAGTACGATGTATAACTATCGTGCTTTTGAAAAACATTACTGAATTAAATTCATAACTCAAAAAGAACACCTAGTCAATCATAAGATAAGATAGATATCTATCTATATGAGTGCAATAAAAGGCAAGCAACTTGAAACAATGACGTGTCCGATGTGTTCTTCCTTCTCATCTAAAAGGATCACAAACGTTGAAAAACATCTAAAAATAGTTCATAACTCATCGCTTAAAGACGAATACGATAAAAAGTTTGGTGCAGCAACATGTGCATGTGGATGCAAAAAAGAACCCAACTGGACAAGTTGGAAGTTAGGTTATTGTAAATTTATTGTTGGGCACAATGCAAGCATACATTGCGGTGCATATACACCCGAAGAAGAAGCAAAGCTTTCTCTATCAAGAGGTTCAAACTGGCGTGGGAAACCGGGCGCGTGGCTTGGAAAAACAAAAGAAACAGATGAGAAGACGAAAAAGCGAGCTGACGCCACAGCGTTGGGAAGACAACGCGCACTCGATGAAGGCAAGATAACGATTTGGTCGAAGGGAAAGACAAAAGAGACTGACCCGCGTGTTGCTGCATTTGCAAAACAGATCAAAGATGACTTTTCCTCCGGAGATCGAGTTGCATGGTCTGCAGGTCTCAGCGAAAAGTCAGATGACCGGATCAAGAAAAAAAATGATGCATTGCGACAAAAGTATGCAAACGGTGAACTGACATCGTGGCATAAAGGAAAGACTGCAAAAGACGATGATCGCTTGTCAAAAGCATGGTTATTAAGAAATCCCGTGAAAGAATATGCAAACACAAGATGGTCTGACGAAGAAATAAAGAACCATCTTCAAAACAACATTCAGCTAGCACTTGAAAGGATAGAAGGATACAGAAATGACAGAAAGCCCGCATTACATGTAAGATGTCGAAGTTGTGGATGGGAAGCAAAAGTTGCATACGTCTTTGCAAAAGTCGATCGTTGCCCAACATGTCAACCCGTTGGTTCGAGCGGTCAACACCAGATCGCCAACTGGATCGAATCTTTTGGAATAAAAACGGGCAGAAATGTCAAAGGAATTATAGGCAGACAAGAGCTCGATGTTCTTGTTCCAGCACACAAGTTTGCAGTAGAATTTAATGGTCTTTATTATCACAATGAACAAGCAGGAAAAGACAAAAATTTTCATCAAAACAAGACAAACAAGTGTAAAGAACTTGGCATATCATTATTTCATGTATTTGAAGATGAATGGCTTCACAAGCAGGACATCGTCAAGTCAATGCTGTTGCATCGTTTTGGACGCACGCCCAGCAGGATTTTTGCTCGTAAATGTACTATTGTTCAGCTTTCATCAGACGAACGGAAGCGTTTTTTTTCAACAAATCATATTGATGGAGATGTTGTTGCGCTCGCTACATACGCACTCAAACACAATGATGAAATTGTCATAGCGTTGAGCATACGTAAAAAATTTCATGGAAAGAAAAACAATCATTCAACATACGAAGTTGCAAGATGTTGCAACAAGACGTTCACAAACGTCGTCGGTGGCGTGTCGAGGCTCGTCACTCAAGCAATAAAATTTGTGGTTGCTAAGAATGGCAAAGAGCTTGTGACATACGTTGACACACGTTTTGGAGGTAACGGAAAGGGATACGCTGACGCAGGATTTAAACTTTCTGAAACAACAGAACCGAGATTTTGGTGGACAGACAATCACAAACGTTTCAACCGTCTTAAATTCAAAGCAAACAAACCTGCGGGTCTTACTGAGGCACAAGTCGCTGAGGCAGCGGGCGTTGCAAAGATATGGGGCTGCAAAAACTTGACCTACAAAATCAAACTTGTTCAGTCGGTGGGTTCGAGCGACGTTCCAAGCGCAGACTCGAGCGCAGAAAGAACGCCGTCTTGATCAGTGACTGTCCCCAAAGTTCCGCTGTAGAAGACGACTTTGTTGTCGGGCGGAAAGATCCAACCGCCTTCGTAATCGTGTTTGTCTGCGCCCCGCGTAAGCTTTCCATGACCTGAACGCCCAATGATCAGATCACCAGTTTTTGTGTTCAACGCAAATGACAATTGAGGCATCCTACTGAGCCTGACGCCTTGCAATTCAGGTGAAACAGAGATCTTATAGTCACCCTGAAGTGCTTCTCGCATGACATGTTCTGACTTTTGAGAACCCTTTGCAGCCATGGCTTTCAATTGTCGAACGTACTTGCGAAATTCTGCTAGACCATTGAACATGTCACTGTATATGCCAGCGACGATTGCCTTTGCCTGACCTTCGGGCGCCAATTCATGGACCTGTTCAACTTTCTTTGTCGTGTTGTACATGTCATTTATGACATCGTCTAATGCGGTGCCAAAATCATTTCCACCGTTCGCTTGTTCGAGTGCCTCACGTATCAGGCGTCTGAGCTGTCCAATGTTAGTGCGCATTGCGTTCAGCGCTTCGGTCGACGAACGCCCGATGGTTCACTTCCACGGAGGTCTTTTGTTCCGTCTGCGTAGTAACCATCCTCATCAGCTTCACCCTCACCGGGTTCTTCACTGTTGTTACGCTTCCAGTTTTTGATCGCGAAATCGACATCAGCATTCATGCCAGCTAACTTCTCTTCGATCATTGCAACGGCGTTTGAATTGACGGGGGCGTCCGGGGTATCTAAGATATGATGGAGCTGATCTTGCACAGCTCCTCCCAATCTCGCATACGCCCTTGCAAACCTCAACATGTCAAAAGCACTGACTGCATACGTGCCTTCAGACACACGCCTTGATTGCCCAGCCTCTTTGAGCCCTCTCTTGGTCCCCCGTTTGACACGAGAAATCTCTTCTTTAATGAGATGCTGTAACTGGTCTTGGCTTAATTTGACCGTTTTCATGAATCAACTTTCAGTTAAGTTCAAGTTGCGAGCGAGATTGCGTTGCTGACTACGAAGTCCAAAGAAACGTATTCGATCGTCTTGGTCGGCTGGACGAAGATCTTACCACGAATAGTGTTGTTCTCGATGTCCTGCTGAGACGTTGTCGAAGAATCAATGATGACCTTGAACCTCTCAAGGCCGGCAAGCGCCTGGATCCTCTGGAGGCGTGGTGTCACTGCAGCTGAGAACCTCGCGAGGGTTGCGTCCCTGTTCGGCTCAAAGATGATGGTCTGAGAGATCTCCCTGACCTGACGACGAAGCTCGATGAGCAAGCGCCTGACGTTGACGCGGTCGAGTGCTGATGCAGATGCCTGCAATGTCTTCTGACCCCAGACAACGACTCCTCCTTTTGGTGAAGTTCCAGACGTTGCATTTCCGACGAATGCGACTAACGGGTTGACGTTGACATCGTACAGGTCGTCCATGTTTGTCTTTGACAACTTGACTCGTGCTTCTTGGACAGTCGACAATGCACCGCGGGTGAAGCCTGCAGGTGCAAACCATGGGTGTCCGATAGCATCATTGAGTGCTAGAGCTCCCAAGACTGCGACCGTTGGAGGACACACGACATTTGTCTTCGTGTTCACGTCTGTGATGACGACGTCTGGGAAGTACGCTGCACCGAAGCTTGAGTTCAATGCTCGGTTCCTGACAGTCTGGACGATCTGTTGGACAGAGGGCAACTGAGTGTCGAGCGTGATCGCTGCACCGGTGTTGTCGAGCTGTTCGATGTCCATCAAGAAGAGCGCATCGAAGCGTTCCTCGACTGCATTGATTCCTGCGTTAGTGATGATCGGATGCCTGATACCCGGGATTGCAAGGAGCTGAATGTCAACGTTCACGACGTTCTTCATGACATCAAGAGCCTTCATGTATGCCCTTGTATTTGGTCCCTGGTCGCGAGATCGTGTCGCAGAGTTCATGTCTGCAACGACTGCATTGTTGTTGATCTCTGATTCATCCTTATCAAAGATATTGACGCCATCAAAGCCGCCCTGCATCGGCAAGGTGAACTTGAGGTAACGCCTGTTTGCCTGCGTGAAGTCGTCTGCCTTGACACGGCGTGTCTTGCCAGTTGCATCAACTGGGATGTTTCCGCCGCGGACATACGATGCAGTAACCCACTGTGCGGGATCTGCAAGGCCGTTTGAGGCAGTCGTGACTTGAATGTTCTCCAATGTGAATGCATTCAAGCAGAACCTATCAGCGTCAATGACGCCGTTCTGCGCAGTGTCGACTGCACCTGGGTTATTTCCAACTGAGAAGTTCATGTTCGCAGTCGAGAAATTTGGATAGTACTTTGCGAACGCCTTCAATGAAGGATTCTGAAGCGTTGAAACGTTAGGCGTTGCAAGGCTTGTGATGTGTTCGAATTGAGTGCCCCAATAGAAGAGAGGATTGACAAGCTTCTTTGTTCCGGAACCGATCGTCAGATCTGTCCTCATCGGAAGAGGAGGAGTGATCGCACGTTTGAGGACCAAGCTCGATGTGAGTTGACCTGAAGACGTGATCGCCATGGGCATTGAACCAGACGTCACAAGGTGATCAATTCCGCGGAAGCCGAAAGGCAATGCCGTCGGATCGACAGTCGATTGATCGACATCAGTTGCGACTTCGACTCGAACGAGGTTCGACTTGTTAGGATAGTTTCCTTCGATCGTGACCTTCTGGGCAGACTCAGTTCGATCAAAGTCGAAATAGATGTGTGCATCTCCGATGACCTTTGCAACGTACCTGTCATTGCTGGGATCGAGTGAGAGAGCCCTCCATTGTTCGAGGGGCTTCAAGTTTCCGTCTTGATCGTTCCAGTCACGTAGGACAACATCGAACGTTCCGTACTTGTACGATAGGTCTGTCGATGGTGCAATATTTTCGACTGACACCTTGTATGTCGTTGAAATTCCTGCGCCGGCATCGAGCGCAATCAACCTGAAGAGGTTGCTTGGACTTCCACCAAACTTTTGCGACATGATCCAAGGAGACTGAGCATGCGTGAATCGATCAGTGAAGCTCTCATAGTTTGGAATGTCAGATGCTCCGACATTTCGTGCCGTTGAACCGGTGAGCAAGAATGCTGCAACCTCTGCGCCTGACTTACCAGACGTAGCTGCGCCAGCACCGAGCGACGCCGAAATGAGACCAGAGCCCGTCACAACTGCGGTGACTGGGTGTACGTCCCAATAACTGTAGAGCACGTAACCAGCTTGCTGATACTTGAGCGGGTCCTTGTTCAGAACGTTTCCAAAGTAGTTTGGTGAAGTCAAGTCAAATGATGCAGTCAAGACGTTTGGATACAGAGGATCTAGGCCTCGATGACCGTTCAAAAGGAGGACGAAATCCTGCTTTGCAACACCACCGTCTAGAAGCACGACTGTTCCTACCATCATTCCGCTCGAGTTTGCATCCGTTGCACTCAACGTGGCTGCAGGTGCAGCAGAAGAGATGTTAGGCTCTGAGGAAGATGAAAGGCGCGGCAAAACTCCTGAAGCCGCCATGAGGACGCCTCGGATGATTGGAACAGCTGTGTCATACTTCACAGACGTGCCGTTGCTAATTCCTGGTGTGATGCTTCCTTGTCCTTGAATTCCTGCTGAACTGAAGACTGTTGAACCTGCTGATTCTGACATGAATGCGCCCAGGAAGTATGTTCTACCTTCGCGACCGCTCGTTCCAGAGACTGCATATGTATTTCCGCCAAGGGCATAACCTAGCGTGGAATTTGGTTGATTTTCGCCGACGGTGAAACCGCCCAAAGTCACAGATCCTGCGGCGGTGCCAGTCGTTGAACGCTGACGTCCATCACCGACTCCCAAAACCCTGAGGTACGTCAATGCGCTAGCATTTCGTAGCCATTCAGTCACTGCGATCGGTCCGAACTTCTTTCCGTCTGTCAGACCAAATTTCGCGTACCAGTCGCTCAATGTACCGACGGTGATTGGTACGAACGGCGTACCCTTCACTGAAGTTCCAATGATGCCTGCCGGGACACCGACAGGTTGCTTAGCGACCGGACCTGAGAGATCAATTTCTCTTGCAGTTACACCAGCTGATCCGAATTTTAGTGCGGCCATTACGTATCCTCTGTCAGGTAAGTATCAACCACAATACGCATCTTTCATGCAAGAATTAACTTCTATTCAGATGTTACGCTTTCATGACTTGTTTGATCAACGTATCGCCAATAAAATCCGCCAGACGACTTAGTTAAGCCTCGAGCACAATTCGAAATACTACCTTGACTAAGATTTAGCATCCTTGCTGCAGTTCGAGCAGACGGAAACATCAAAATAACATCACCTGATATCTTATCGAGCTGAAATATAGGCTTACAACGAGCTATTAACGCAGGCAATGTTGGATTATTCCAAGCTTTTTTCAATGAAGCGCTATGCTTTTCCTTTGTAGCTGGCTTATTTTGTGCAATCAATTGAGCTTCGCTATTTCGTTTTTTATTTTCTGGTTTATTTCTAGCGATTCTTGTTGCAATGAGATGACGTTCCTTAATGAGCGGATTTTGAAATGCCTTCTTTGTTCCTTCACTCGTTCTCTTTCGATGAAAATCTTTCATTTCATCTGACCAAACCGTCAGTCTACTGATCCCGCCATGGGTCATATTGTATCCGTTTTTATCAATCGTTGTCCCCAACTTGGCTATCCAGTGAATCTCTCGATCACCAATTTCATGTTCATGAACGTATGAACATTCTTCTAGCACTTCATGATCCCAAACGTCAAGACCATATTTTCTGATCGCTTTGTGAAAATAAAAATTTGAACCTAATCGTGCGTCTTTGCAATGTTGTTGCCATCGTTCATCAAGTGTAAATTTTGTATAACCAACATAGGCTTTTCCAGTAATTTTACACGTGTGTTTGTAAATGATGTGCATAAATCAATTCTACAACACTCAATCATCAAAGTCCAACTATTCTCAAGAACTGGTGTGTTGTTTCAAACACACGTAAGTAGTTGATTTATTTAGACAAAAGAGATTCCCGAATTTGTTATAATGAAGTCTATGCTTATGAATTCCACGACTCTCGTCGGAACAACGACAACTCGACCGTTCAATCGATTCAAATCGATGTCTTCTTGAGAGTTGTTTGTCTCATTCATGATGATCTGGAATGCTTCAACGCCTGCTTGGGCCTGAATCAGTCCCAATTTAAAGATCGCCTCAGCAACGAAACTATTCCTGACATCAGGCGTGTTCTGTTCGAACACAAGTTTATTTGCCACGCCGATGATGATCCTCTTGACTTCCAAGAGCAACCTTCGAACGTTGACACGATCGAGTGCTGACTTTGTGATCTGGAGGGTCTTCTGACCGTAGATTACGAATCCGAGACGTGGGAACGTTGCGATCGGATTGATCCTTGAATCGTACAACCTGTCCCTGTCGGAGACGTTGAGCCTTACGGCCACGTTGCTGACGAAGTCTAGAGCTGCACGATTGAATCCTGCAGGTGCAAACCATGGGTATGCAACGCGGTCATTGAATGCTAGAGCGCCCAAGGCCGCGACAGACGAAGGAACTTTCACCTTCCTCTTGTTTGTTGGGTCATCAATGAACACATCTGGGAAGTACGTTCCGACGTAGTTGTTATCGATCGCTCGCCCGTCGAACGTTGTTGCTGTCTGATCAATGCTCGGCTTTCCAGTCGAGTCATCATAGAGGCGCAGCGTTGAATCGTCGTACGTTGGAACGTCCATGACGTAGTATGCAAGGCCGTAATCACGGACTTTCTTTGCAGCGTAGTCAGTGATGAACGACTCTCGAATTCCTGGGATCGCCAAGATATTCGTATTCACGACCAAGGGATCTGTCATGATATCGACAGCCGTCGTGTATGACAGGACAGTGCTATTCGATTGTCCAGAACCATTCATGTTCGTCAACATGCCAGGAGAAACGTACGTTCCTTCTGCACCGCCACCGACATCGAA